TATAAACAATTTATAATAATATGCAATCTTTGTCCCCGACCGGCCGCAGGCCGGGGACGTTGGTCAGGCGAGCTCGTCGCGACGCTTGCCGAGGAGTCGAGCGATGCCACCAACGATGGCACCCACGACGCCTACGGTCAAGAACGCGAAGAGCGTACCGAAGTACGAAGTCTTCATGAGCGGACCTCCTTTCACAGAGATATTTATAATAATATGCAGGCAAATAACCCCAACAACGCTCTGGACTAAGTTGCCCATCGCGTTGAAGAGGTAATGAACTGGACAGGGAATCACCCTGGCAAATTCCATCGGTGTCTCACACACTAATGTGCTCCCTTCAGAGACGACACCGACAGTCATCCACATATATATTTATAATACTATGCAATCTTTGTCCCCGACCGGCCGCAGGCCGGGGACGTTGGTCAGGCGGACTCCTCGTCGCGCTTGGCCAAGAGGTAGGCGATGCCGTAGAACACGGCACCCACCAAGCTCATGGTCAGCGAAGCGAGAAGAGCACCGAAGTACGATGCCTTCATGGCGGACCTCCTTTCACAAAGATATTTATAATAAACAATATACATACATACAATAAGACAATATATCCTTATATCAATATGCAATCTTTGTCCCCGACCGGCCGCAGGCCGGGGACGTTGGTCAGGCTGCCTCGTCGTCGCGCTTGCCCAACGCGCGTGCGATGGCGCCACAGATGGCAGCCGCGACGCTGAGGGTCAAGAACGCGAGAAGCGAACCGAAATACGAAGTCTTCATTGCGGACCTCCTTTCACGAAAAGATTTATAATATAAGGGGTATACCTACGTAGGCTAGTTACAAAAAACATCTACAAGTATACAAAAATCATTACCCCCTTAAATTTTTTCCTTATATCTTATATATTTGAGTTTTTATAGCTTTATATGGGTTAGGCTTGATGGAAAATATTTTTCCCCTATTTTATACATCTATAGTGATTTTTATATATGTTTTTATAAAAGAAAGAATTTTTCCTCTAGAGGTTGCAATTTGGCTTACCATCTGCTAGCTTTCTGCCTGCCATAAACAACAACAATCTATCCCAAGGAGGATAAACATAATGGCGCCCAAGAAAAAAAGATACAATACCGACAATAACCAAGAGGAATTGTCATTCTCTGACATAGAAGACCTCTATAGTTCAACCGCCAATAAACTTGGTGCTAAACAAAAAGATGACTGGTCTTATGATTATGACTCAGACAGCTACGGTAACAACGACTGGTGACCGATATTATTCTCCATACGAAACTCCCCCCATCACACTAATGCCAAACACACAAAGGAAAGAAATGAAACACACCAGTGAAAAAAAACTATTAATAATATCAGAAGAGCTAGTAAAGTCCCCTAACAAGAATCAATTCCTGTCACTGTTTACAAAAGAACATGACATAATCGTTATAGATTATGATTATTTAAAGAATGATGATCAGGAAGTAAATTTACGATCTAGGACAAAAAAGATATACATGAGACTACGACCCTATCTGGAATTCGGATATAGCCATATGGTATATGTCGGATATAAAGATGATGGGTATTATCTCTTAGATCTTTTTATGGATAAGGGCATTCTTTTTGATGGCGCGGTTTTAATTAACTGCAATCTGAATGACTATCCACATTGGAATAGCCAAAAACTAGCACCATTGTTTGAAAAGACTCCAATCTGGAACTTTTACTCAAAGAATCATCCTGAGTGTAGAAAGCAGGGATTGGACAACTTCATGATACCCACTAGGCGCTCACCGCAGTTTAGCTCCAGGTATGCACTGGAAATCTATGGTGTGATTACCTATGGTGTCTATGGCAGATTGTCTTTATTGGAACCGTCTGGAAATATCCAGATGTTGTCTAGTTTAGGTTAAAACCATCGTCATCATCATAGTCGAACGAGTAGTCGTCGTCATCAACTAGTCCATTTTCAATAAAGAATTCGTTCCAGTCATCGGAACTAATTTCATGTTGAACGACTTCATCAGGGCCCAGTCCACGTATGATATCTTCTGCGGTTATGTCCAGCGACATAGCCGTGGAAGTAATCATATCCCATTGATCTATGGGAAGTAAACTAATGATCAATGTATCGTCATTTTTTGCGTGGGCCGTGACAATGATATTATATTTATCAATTTCTTCATTGGATGGATTTGGATTGAGATCTTTTTCAAGTAACTCTGGGTTCCTAGAACCGCAAGTATTCTCTTAGCATTTTCCAAAATTCGATCACGGTGTCTCTATTCTGCTAACCTGATAATAATAGTAATAAAATAATTCTAACTAGTATATCATTTAATTCTGGATTACTATGATATACATATGACTAGATCTGTTGGAGCATTGGGTAGGTTGATACCAAAATCAACTGGTGGCCGAGTAGCATTGGGTGGGGCGCTTGGTATTGGTGGACTAGCTGGATATCGCATAATGTCTAATCACACACAAAGATCCAGAAACACCGCAGCACTTTCAAATAGCTTAACAGCTGCAGCTGAACAAAATCTAAATAATATTCAACTTGTCCCAGTTCACGGAAGAGCGATATGAGATCATCAGGCGGTTTAGGTAAATTAATTCCAAAATCAACTGGTGGTCGATTGGCATTGGGTGGTGCGCTTGGTGTTGGATTAGCAGCAGGAGTTGCGGGTTATAGAAATCGTTCTTCTGGAAGAATGACCCAAGAGCAATTTGACGCGTTACCCATAGCACAAAGAGCTCCACACATGATAGAGGCAGCTGACGCAATGTCTCCTGCGCAGGGACGAATTATGAGACAAAGATTGGCTGCTGGTAATTTCCCAACGGCTTAGAATATAAACTATAATAGTTGTAAATGTTAAAAAAAATAAAAAAATAATTTTGGCGGCGGAAAGCGGATGATTAATGGGTTCAAATATCTTTTCAAGCGATAGGGCAAGTCCAAACCCCAAAATCGTCCCTTTAGAAAAACAAATTCCAGATATTAAATTCTCTAACGCAGGCAATACGGCAGAAAAAATATTAGACATATTTAGTTCTGAGCGGCGAGAAAAAAGCCGCTAATGCAATAGAAGAGGTTTTTGCCGGAGATTTTTTACAAAGCAGGTTTGAATTTCTTCCCGGACGAACAGTAACGGGAGAACAGGCTCTATCCAATATCGACAGAGTTGGCTTTTCTCATAACATTCGGTGACCGAGGCATTATACGGTCTGTTTGATTTTCAATCAAAAACTTTAGTATTAAATCCACGAACGCTAAGTAGTCAAGCATCAACGTTAAAACGTAAATACAGTACATCTAATTCTTTGTATACTGTTTTTCATGAAATAGGTCATGCAGCAAGCGAGCAAGCGGGATTTAGACTACCCCTCGATGAAATGATGCGAGCAAGGATGGCACTTGAAGACCCTTTTACGCCGTTTGCAACAGGAGATAATCCCCTAATTGATAGATTTTTACAGCATATGGGTCAAGCAGAAAAACATGCAGACAGTTTTGCGGAAGCTGCATTGGGTATAGACGCAAGAAGTAGCGTTCGTGGAATAAGCCCATACACCACAATAGGTGAAAAGCTTGACAGTCCAATCTTTAGACGCGATGCGCACCCTGCAGAATTAGTAAGGGTGGGGAGAGTAAGACCTGACCTAAGATTGGGCGTTGGTGGATACATCAATGTTGGAACACACCATAGAGATCTTGAGTCGTTAGTGCGGCCTAAAAAATGAACTTCTTGTTCCGACTCGGCTTCCAGGACGTATCAAATTTTGGAGATGGCCAAGATATGTTACGGACAAAGAAGGACTGCTTATCATGCGCGACATAAAGTGTTTTCTGATTCCTACGAGAACACTCCAGCGGTTACAAAAAACAACGCTTCAGTAGTGACGGAAACATTAGACGCAGCTGATACCTCAGTTGCTAGAGACGTTGCCAGGAATGCAGATCTGCCATCTGGCTCTAGCCGTACAATGCCGCGCGATTTGACCGAACTTTATAAGCTAGGACCATCAGAGGATTCACCTCCGTCACTTTTGAGATTTATTGGTGAAGATGCAGATCTACCATCTGGTTCTATAAGTTCTGTTGAAAAAGTTATAGAGACACAACCAGATGAACTATATAGAAAATACCTCAAACACCTTGGGGACGTAAAATCAGAAGGAGGTGTTTTAAAGGGAGATATTGATACTGGATACAGAGCTTTTGATCACCGAAATATGTCGGACGAGGCGATAAGGCGTTTATCTAGTGAAGTTGGTGATGGTTCTACTGAGGCGATTGAACAAACTGTAAAAACATTAAACAAAAATCAAGTATTTGTTGATGAACAAATTATAGGGGCAGCTGTAGAAAGAGCGACCCGCCCTCGGTAAAATCAATGTTGTTTATGGAAGCAGAACTTTTGAAGATATAGAAGCAGAAAATCCGGGCAAATCCCTTGATGAAATAATAGAAATACATAAACGAAAACAAGTTGAAGTGATGAAGGCGGGCAGAAAGGTTGCTGATGACAGCGTCCTTGCTACGGTCTCGACTAAAGTTCCAGACCGTAGCAGTATGCCCTTGGCTTCAAGCGTAGTGGATGACGCAGCAGCAGTAATAGCAGAACATACACCTGTGACACCTGTGGCGCCAATCGCCAGTGCAACCGTTTCATCTACTGCAGGTTCTTCAGCTGCGTCAGTTGGACCGGTAGTTAGAAGTCCACGGATCAGCAGGTCGTGTCGGACGTGGTGCATCGGCAGCAGCACGTGGTGCTAGAGGGCTGATGCCAAAATCAACAGGCGGAATTTTACGGACTTAGTTTGGCAGTAGGGCGGTGCTGGAGTCTTATATATGTCACAAAGAAAGAATAATAGACAGAGACAAAATAGCACTTATTAGTACTACATTTTGTTTGTTTGACAATGAAAATAAATATTTAATTGATTTGTTTTATTTTTTTGGTTAGTTTTAAAAACTACATTTTCTACATTTAAACCAAATAATTTTGACATTTTTAAATCATTTCCATTATTAAAATAGAATAATTCATTGTCATCACGATTTTTCATCATTGACCATTTCAATTGTTTCGGTCCAAGAATCGCCACACTCTCTGCATGTTACAGAAAAGCGCTCTTGGTTGTCTTTTGCGGTTAATGGATTGATCAGTATGTTCATTGGGTATGGGCAGTCTGGACATGGCTGTAGTTCCAATCCATGATCACTGAAATCACTACTATTTTGATTCATTGAAAACTAGATCTTTGATAGTTTCGAGTAGTTTTGGGTCTTGTTTGAGTTTATTAATTGCATTGTCTCTGCCTTGGGCAAAATTTTCGCCATTATAAGAAATCCATGCTCCCTTCTGCATGAAGATTTCCGATTGTATGGCAAGATCCAATAGTGAACCCACTAGATCCACACCCATACCGTAACGTATGTCAAACTCTGCTACCTTAAGTGGGGGTGACATCTTATTCTTGATAACTTTTGCCTTTACTGTAATACCTACTGCATTACCCTCTTTGTCTTTTATGTCCTCTTTTTTGCGTAAATCTATACGCACTGAAGAATGAAAGCGTAATGCCATGCCTCCAGGCGTTGTTTCCGGATTTCCAAACATAATTCCAATTTTGTTTCTCATCTGATTTATAAAAACTACAAGTGTTTTACTCTCATTTGCTAATGCGGTGATCTTACGCATGGCTTTTGCCATCATTCGGGCCTGTAAGCCCATTTGATTTGCTTCCATTTCACCTTCTAATTCAGCTTTTGGTACCAGTGAAGCAACCGAGTCAATAATTATCAATCCAATTTCGCCAGTTCTGACTAATTTATCAACAATTTCTAATGCTTCTTCGCCATAATGTGGTTGTGCAAGCAATAATTCGTCTAAGTCAATACCTAAACTGATCATATAACCCGGATCTAGTGCATGTTCTGCATCAATATATGCACAACGTAAGCCCTTTTTCTGAGCTTCTGCCACCAAAGAGAGTGCTAAGGTAGATTTTCCAGATGATTCAGGACCATATACTTCAACTATTCTACCCCTTGGTAGACCGCCAATTCCCAAAATTTTATCCAGTGTTGGAGCACCTGTTGATATTGCTGGCCACTGTTGATGATCTGAATTCCCCAATTTCATAACAGTACCTGGGCCAAACTGTCTGTCTAGTTGTGCAATTGCTATATCTAGTGATTTAGATTCTTCCATGGCATTAATTATACCATAGGTCTTCATGAATTCTTCGTCGAAAACTGATATACTTACCTAAGGAAAGTGAGAAAACAATTATGATAGAAAGAAATGAACGTTTAGATCTAGATTACAGACGTGCTGTAGTGATTTTGAGAAATAGGATAAAAAATGTTTCTGACCTTCAGGCAATTTGGAAATTTTCTGGTCCTTACATTGAAAAATATCCTTCTATAGAAAAAATTAGTAGGGACAAAAAATAGTTTTTAATCTTATTTGACATGCACTGCTATAATCGATTACGGGAGATCCCTAAAATTTAGGAAGCTGTATTATTACATTACTCCGGACACAGCTTACTTATCGTATTTAATAAGAATATGGTTACTATCTTCAACATCTTCGTTTATTAGGGGATGTATTTAAAATGAAATTGTATCAAATTTATCTTCCAGAACTGGCAACGTATGTAAAGTACAAAGTGCTGGATCCTGAAAGTATTGATACTCTGATAGATGAACTGGATAATAAGTCTCCAAAAGATTTTAAATTAGCTATTTTGGAAAATGTAATCTATAACGTAAAACCGGACATAACAGAGTCCCTTAGGATGATGTCCCGTGAAGCGGCTGAAAGATGCATAGACGCAATGTATTATGGCTGCGTAATGCTAAACCCTGGTCTAGATATAGACCTATGGATTGAATTAGCATATGCTAGAGATATAAGTAATAAAGATAAAGGGGAAAAAGATTTTCCAAGCTTATCTTCAATCGAAGCGGATATTGCACAACATATTCAAAATAAATTTGAAAAAAAGCATGCAGCACAAAATAAACCAAAAATAAAAAAAATTACGAAACAAAAGTTCCTTGGACTTCAAGATTATTTAGAAACAAATGTAATAGGTCAAACAGAGGCGATTGAGTCTGTTGTATCTGCACTAAAAAGATCGCAAGTTGGTTTGAATGATAAAAATAGACCACTCGGCGTTTTCTTATTTGCTGGTCCATCTGGTGTTCGGAAAGACACATTTAGCGACATCTTTACACAAGTATATGTTTAGTGAGGATTATCCAATAGTCAGAATTGATTGTGGAGAATTTCAACATAAACATGAAAATCAAAAATTAATAGGCTCCCCGCCGGGATACGTTGGACATGATGAAGGCGGACAGTTAGTCAATCAAGTAAAAAAATATCCTCATAGCGTGGTTCTTTTAGATGAAGTTGAAAAAGCTCATCAAGATATTTGGAATACTTTCTTAAGAGTATTTGAGGATGGAGTTCTTACAGATGGAAAAGGTGATGAAGTAGATTTTAAAAATACCATCATTATAATGACAACAAATCTTGGTAATGAAAAAACTGTTGATTTCTTACTGGCCGGTGGTGCCGGCTTTGCTAGACCAGTGGGAATGAAGCATACTACAAAAGAACTGCCGCCACAAGAACTAGTGTCAAAAAATACTCTAGATGCAATCAGAAAACACTTTAGACCAGAGTTTATTAATAGGCTTGACAAAACCATAGTATTTAATCATCTCTCTAGGGAAAACCTTCAAAAAATAGCAGAAATAGAAATGTCTGTAATTCTAGATAAACTTTCAAAAAAGGGATACAGTATAAACTACACTGACAGCGTAATCGATGCTCTCCTTGAAAAGGGAGTTGATTCAGTCAAGGGTGCAAGAGGGTTATCTCAGATAAGAAGAGAAAAAATGGAAAATGAACTAGCAAATATTTTAATAAATACTGTACCTCCAAGAGGGTCTATATTTGAAATATCCTATACGCCGGAAGATAGTTTTATATTTACTCTTAAAAAACCCTCAAAAACCAAATCTATCAATAAATAACATTACTATATAAATGTAATTATTTTAGGAGGTATTACAATGCCAATGGTTAGTCGGAGTATCATCGGGGGTAAGAGGTTTAATGCCAAAGGCATCTGGTGCGGCAAACCGCATTGGAGGCATGGCGGCTAGAAGTACCAGAAGGCTTGGTAGGGCAATGGGTGGCACAAGAGATGGAACTAATCTAGCAAGTAGCGTTGTTCGCGCTGGAAGACTAATGGGAAGAAATAAGGGAATGGTCGGAGCCGGAATCATGGGGATGGGAGCTGGTGGAGCAGCAATGGGTATGAGGAATCGTGGTAGTCAAAACTACCCAATGTACTAAGGTAGCTTTTTTATATGCCACGTAGTATGATGAGAGTGCTAGCTCAACGGTGCGGCTAGATCGGCCAATACTCTTAGTAGAGGGCGCACCTCTCGTGTTACGGCGTCCATTGTAAATCCAGCTGCAAGTCCTAAAGGAATATCAGCCAAGGCGCGCCACATGAGAAAGAGATCCAACACTATGGGTACAAAATATAAGATGGGACTCCTATTGGGGCTTGGGGGTATGGCTCACGGAAGGGATGTTAATCAAATGCGGAGGATACCGCCCTAGAAGATCGTCTGGAGGCGATTCCGAATAGTATTTGCTATAATTGATGTAAAATGTTGGAGATATTATGAATGATTGGAAAAGTTATATAAATCAAAATGGTGATTTTGAATTACCAAATTTTTTGTACAAGTCCTTAAACGAATTAATGAAACAGGCCCTGGATATGGGAACGCTATTGTCCGATGATCAATATAAATTAAGGGCATATAAAGAGCAAACAAAAAAGTTGTTTAAAAATAAATGGTTTGATTTGGCTCAAGCATTAGAGCATTTTAATATAATTGAACCATGTGCATGTAATTCTGGAAGAAATTTTGGTAAGGAAACATATTGCGAGATATGCAAAGGGGCAAGATATATAATCAACTCAGCCCTTTCCCCTAACGAAATGAGGGAAATAAGCATGTTTGTTAATGCGGCGCAAGATATTAAGGTTCAACAAAAACTTACCAAAGGATTGATAAAACTCCTAGAAGAGTTTTAGCCATGCAGTGTCCGCGCTGTCAAGTGGTATTGAATTTTGTTTATGAAGACGTTATAGAAAATAATTTGTCTTCTGAAAAACAAATTGTTCATGTTCAAGAATATTATTGTCCACGGATGTAAAAGCTGCGTAATACAAACTTATAATCAAGATGGGCTAATTAAATCAGAATGGATTGACTTCAATGGGAAATGAAATAAAAAAGTTTGATGAAAAAGATGAATTTATGAATAAATTTGAATCATTAAGGCCTGATCTTTTTTTTCCAGTAGAATGGTCAGATGAGGATAGGGAAAAAGCGGTTGAACTAGTAAGACCTCAGAAAACAAGGTCTTCCATGTTTTCATCCATACCCATGACATGTGAGTCGGTAAAGTGTATTTTTGAAAGCACGTGTCCACTTCTTCAGCAAAATTTAGCACCACATGGTAAACCATGTCCAATAGAGATGTCTATGGTTTCGCAATTTACATCCGAGTACATGGAACAACTTGATGTCAGTCCGGATAATTTAGTTGAGGTTTCAATGGTTAGGGATTTGGTTGATCAAGAAGTTCAATATCTAAGAAAAACAAAACTACTAGCAAAAGAACATTTTGTTCAAGAAAACATAATTGGCATAGATAAAGACGGTAGTCCAATACTCAAAAAAGAACTACACTTAGCGGTGGAGTTGGAAGATAGACTACATAAAAGAAGAAAAGATTTAAGAAATCAACTTTTAGCCACGAGGGAGGCCAGGGCAAAAACTGGCCAAATACAACTGGATACCGCCCAAGCCATCTCTGAGATTATTCACAAGGTTCATGCAATTGAAGTTGAAAATAAAAAACTTATCAAGAAAAAACTTGGCACTTATGAAGCAGATGAATATATATTAGATTCTGAAAAAACAGATAAAAATTTGAAAGATCCAAATTAAATGGCTAGAAAAGCGCTTAGTCATCGTGAATATTTGGAGATTCTTGGAAGAATGAGGGCGGCCTCGCCACTGCAAGAAAAATTTAAAATTCAAGGTTCACCCATAACAAGCGATTTTATAAGAACCGAATTAGGTGGCGAGGGTTTTTCCGATAGTGCCTACATGAGGGAATATAAAAAAATTCTTAATACTTACAGTGAGCATTTAAGGCAAGGAGTCAAAGACCTTCAAACAGCAGCAAGTAATATAGCAGATCCAAGGATGGAACAGCAATCTCTCCAAAGGGCATTAAGAAGGCTTTCTCAAGCTGGAGTAGACGCCCTGTATCCATCAGTGCTGAAGGCGGAACTTGATGGTGGAAAGTCGCTTCAGAATCAACTACTGTATCTACTAACAAGAGAAAATATTGACCTAGACTTACTTGCTGGTAGTACAGGTTCCACAAACACCCCCAAGGGCGCAATGCTTAATTTGTTTAGAGCACAGGGACTCAGAATGTCCATGGATGATTTTACGGAAATAGGATTACCAGGAGATCTGTATCCATCGCAAAACAAGTATGCGTTTTTGGCAAGATACCGTCACGATATTTCAGGTGATCTTGCAGCATTTAATCCACTGGTAGATTCAGCACTACCAGGGCCATCGCAGGGTATTCACCCTTTAGCACTGCAAATGTTGAGAGCAAACTATAATATCAAACATGCTGCAGAAGCTATTGATGATATTACTGTTGCTTACGGAAAGATGAGAAATCCATTTTCATTACAGCTTCTCATGGAGAGAACTAAGCAGATGAAATTAAGAAACATTCCAGACACCGTTAAACCGCGAACGACCCTCATGAACGTCATGGGATTTACCAATGAAGACTACAGTAGCAGTAGAACATTTCGAATAAGAACTTTTGACGAAGAAACATCAGGACTTCGGTGATGCACAAATAAGACAATTTGCTGCAGTTGAAGAGGTTATACAGCTTCAGCCAGACGGCACCATAAAAGTTATTCAACCCGCAGCATTAGCTCCAGAAATCGGAGACATACACTTTAGGGCTCCGTATATGGATGTTGCTCACACATATGTCGGTGGAAAAAAAGTGCCGCTGTCTACTCGGTGTTTTTATGAAAGAAAAGGGATTATCCATGATGGATTTGGATGATTTAGAAGTAAGACAATTCTTATCGGCATACGATGGTGATGGCGCACAAGCTCTTAGTAGATGGAAGGCAATAGTAAAGAAAATGTTACAAACGGTTGATTCAGAGGGAAACAGGGTGATCAATCAGGGATATAATACTCTTGCTTTTGATATTGACCTAATGGCTAGTTCTTTAAAGAAACTTGATGCGTGGGATGATGAAGCGGAAGAGTTGTTTAAGAAGTCGCACATTTTAAGAATGACCGACCCCCTCTATATGCAGGACTTAATAGATCCAGTAAAAATAATGATGAGACATAACGAAGATGAAATGATCAAACTACTTGTTGGCGAAACTGGTCCACTTAGCATTAAAGAAATAGAAGCAATTTTGACAGATCCCATAACGGGCAAGGTGCCAGAGCTGGAGGAAGTAGGTAGAGTTAGCCGTGAAATAACCAGTTATATGAGAAGTCAGATGGTAATCGCTCGAGAATTAATGGAGTCTCCAGAAAATTTAGAAAATGTACTTTCAAGTACTAATTTTTTAAGACTTATAGAAGAGCTACCAGACAATGAAATTCAAGCTCTGTTGGATGAACTTCAGAAAGGAGCACACACGGGAACTGCAGACGCACTTATGGAACTATATTTGGGCAACTTCATGACTGAAGGTAAAGTTTACGCTCAGTCGGTGGATATACCAGGAATTGCCACGCAGAAACAAACCGGAATGTCATCCGAAGCTTATAAAGTTTACAGAAAAAAACATGGAGAATTTCAAACTGTATTAAAATCTAATAAATTCATAAGAGAAGAAAAATACAGCGAATTTGAACAGTTGATAAGAAATATTTTTGCAAGAAGCAGTGCAATTACTCCAACAACTAATATAACCGACGTATCAAGTCTTTCTGATCAATTGTTTGATTTTATATCGACAAAAGAACAGGGTCTTCAAAGACAAACAATAGGAGTACTATCAAGCGATCTTGATAGGCTTGGTTTAACAACCACGGATGATTTACTTAGCAGTCATCCAGATGGTGGAATTATTGGTTCCATAGACTACAATGAATCAGAAAATAAATTTAGATTTAAATCAGATCGTACTGGAAACTATTACGATATTCCAGACGTTAATCAGGCTGAAGCGGAAAAGATCATAAAGGAATCTTTACAAAAAGCAAGGACTGGAACCCGTTCTGATCTAACTGTAAAAACGGCTAGTGGAAAAACTTTTACGATAAGAAATCAAAATATACATGATATGGCCGTAAGAAGCGTCGGTCTTACGCCATTTGATCAAACACAATTTGATCAAATGATAGACAATGCAGCGTTGTCCGCAAGAATGCCATCAATTAAACCAACGACAATAGATGAGTTGGCGAAATCGTCTACTGTAACTAATGTGTTTTACGGACAAAAAATTGATACAATTTCAAAGAGGGTAATTGGAAATATTGATTCTGGTGGAATACAACTGGGTAAGATTTACGGAATGGAGGAACTAACTCCAGAACAAATTGAAAACGTAACCAAAGCTGGAATGGAGGTTGAACCAGGCGTTACATCGAGGGGCTTACTATACGGACAGAATGTCGTACAGAAGGGATTGGCCTTTTCTGATATCGACTATAGAAATAGGGTTATGGGAGTTGCAAGAGCAAAAGCTACCAGCAATATAGCAGCTCAATCACTTGAAATATCAAAAGGACAAGAAGGTGTTCTGGGTAATATTGGTCGATCACTTTCTAGTATAAATAATCCCGTACAAAGATCAAAGGTTATTTCTGCATTGGCAGATTATTCTCCCCTCAGTTTTGCAATAGGCCAAGGTAAAGAAACGTTATATAAGAATATTTACAGTACACAAGACATAGGCAAATTTGAATCTGGAGCATATATAAGAATACCGTCTTTTGGTGGCGAGACAAAAGGTTCTCAAAAAATCATAATGAATCTTGAAGATATGGCAGATTTGAAAATAAATATAGGTGGAGGTAGAACGGTTGAGTTTGGGGGAGAGTCTTTTACAAAAATATCCTCTTTAAATAGATTTTATGAATCGGTAGTAAAAGATCAATCTTTGCGTAACATGGTGTTTGCGCCGTCATTTGATGACCCCGATTTATACAAAGAGTTGGCTGATCAAATCATAGCTAAACAATTTACCAGATACAAAACATCAGTAGCCGAACCTGGCGCTCAATTAGCAAAACCAATGGTAGAAGAATTTAGTGCAGTGTTAGGAAGAATATTTGGTGATAGTGAAAGTGTTGATAAAGTCATGGCACAAAATGCATTCACAGAGTCCTTTAAAGATCTGGGTGTAGATTCATTTGAGAAGCGAGTGCAGTTGATTGAGGAGAAATTTGGTGGAGAGACCGCAAAAAGATACAGACAGTATATAGAAGGAATTCTTGATGCCGATTCTGAAAATCCGCTTAATATAGTTGGCTTTAAATTCGAAGGAACTGCAGCAAATGACATAGCTACGGCGGAAGCAGCCACGACTCCGGGGGTAGGTGCTGCAGAAACTCCAAACACCACGTACAGACTTCAGTCCATTGGAATGACCGATGATGCAAAACCGGCGTATGGTGTTTTTACTCCAGGAATAAACGAAGCAATGGATTCGGCAAGAAGACAGCAAACAGGAAAAATATCGTCAGATTCAATAGGCGTAATTAATAGTCTTGATGATCCAAGCCTGCCTATTGATCCTGGATTACCCATGCGATATGGCGATGAATTGGGCATGCAAAGGGCGGCTGAGGCTACCGAAGCCTTGGGGAATCTTGAGCAGGGAGCTAGGATAGCCTCTGGAGCACCTGATGATTTCTTAAGTGCGGTAGGACAGGCCAGTCAAATGAACGTAGAGGGAAGAACTGTCAATACTGGACAAACAGCATTTGCTGCTGGTAGAAATTTTATGAGAAAAAACAAAACAGGTATTTATCTTGCTGGTTTAGCGGTGGCTGCAGCTGGTATTGGTGGTATGGTGGCCAAAAAAAGAAACGAATCTCAACAATACAGTACTACTATGAATGCAATGCCAGTTGAGCGTGGCAAAAGGCCTTATGGTATACAGGAATCAATGTTTAGTTTAAAACAAGGTTCCAGTAGAAGAAGTCCCTTGTCAACTGCTGGAGTTGTTGGAAATTTAGACAGAAATAAAATAAATCATACATCAATGGGAACGGATAAAAATAGTCATTTATTTGATTTTTAAAAAGGTAACATATGTCTTTATTGGGAAGAATTGCAAGAAGTAAGTTGGGCATGACAACTGCCTTGGCTGGAGCAGCACTGACTGGCGTTGCCACTAAGGCTGCGCCCGCAGGCAGGGACGCAGCAATGGATGTGGCATTTGGTGATCCAAATGCCGATGAATATTTTCTTGGAAGAAAACTTACACCAGGTTCATTTTTTGATGCCAGTATGGGTGGCAGCTTGATTGGTGGAACTGTTGTAGGCTCTGGGCAGGATGTGTCTGTAGCTAAAGGTGCGTTGGTTGGTGGGGCTGCAGGGGCATTGACTGGTAGTATCGGAACATCTATGCTGGGTGGTAATCTTAAAGCATCTTTGGCTGTCGGCGCTGTTGGCGGCGTACTTGGTGCGGTGACGGGTGGCAGCGTTGGTGCAGCTCGGAGGATCAGTTCAGGGTGGAGTGCTTGCGTCAGGAATTTTTGGCGCCTTGCTTGGTGGAGCTACAGGGGGGTTTGTAGGTGCACGGAGTAGGATCACTTTTTGGAAGAGGGCGGAAGAATGGGGGTTGGTGGGGCCATTGCTGGCGCGGCATTGGGTGGCATTGGTGGTGCTGGCGCTTCTTCTGGAATGTATATTGATAATAATAAAAGATTTATATCAGAATCTCCATACGTTGGAAAAAGAAGATTATCAAGACAGGGACTTACGTACGGTGGTAGTCTCTATACAAGTGGAGCAAAAAATACCTCCCTAGATACGGCAGCAGATTTAAATGCAGATGGAAACATAGTTCTGGGAATGCATAACCTAAGAAGAGGTGGTTAAAATGCAAAATGAAATGACCAACTCTGGAATTGGTCTCAATCCATTTGCGGAGAATATTCAGTATGGCTTGGCAACCTCTCCATTTATGCAAGAAAAACTGCCCGATCCCATATCGCACAGGGCGGAAGGTCTTTTGGGTGTATTGGAAAACCCATATGCTCAACAGATGTCAAGAATGGCCGCATTTCACACTGCGGGTGGATTCGCGATGCACAGATTGCAAAACACCATTGTTCGTGGAGGAATTGGAGATGATCTAGGAAGGACGGGGAGAATCTTCCACAGAATGTTTGGCGATGAATCTAAGTTTGGGCGATTTAGCAGGGGCAATCTACTACCAGACGAAATGGGAACCAATAGGTTTATTGGTGGATCAAATATATTTGGCCGTCCAACAAGAAGAGGTAGAAGGCTTGCTGGTATGCCTCCGCCGCCACCACGAGTTCCTCCTGCTGCTGGCACTACTCCTCGTCGCGTGCCACGCATGCCCTCGCCCGACTCAACTCCCATTTCAGTAAAAGGGTTTTTCAAAAATAATAGACTTTTCAATCCAAGACGATTTAGTAGACTTCAAAATCTTAGCGCCCTAGGCGCAGGCCCAGGAAGTCCTTACTACGCCCCAGTGGGTGGTGGAGCCTTGGCTAGCATAGGAAATATGCTGATAGGAACGAGGGGATTTGTAGGGGGATCAAAAGAAGCCCCTCTTTTTGGTGGTGGAATGTTTGCAAGACTGGGGGCATTAAGAAAAATAGAAAAAATGTCGGCTAGGAAAGTGTCAACTGCAGCCGCAGATATGAACATTGCTAGAATAATGGCAATGAATAATCCTTTGGCACTGATGACCGAAGACGCTGTGCATGGTTTTAATCTCGCTGCACGAGGCGCTGGACACGCAGATGGCACCTTGGCGTTTAGACAAGCAGTCAGGAAATCTGCTACTGAATCATTAAGGGATATTTCTAGTGCACCATTAAACTCACTTCGGAAGATCTTTAATTGGCGCAGAGGGAGCAGATGCCTTAACGACGGGAGCAAGAAGATATGCAATGGTTCAAGGACAAAGGGGTAAATTAACAAGGAATGTAATGAGCTTCATGGCAACTCCTGGCTCTGGCGAGGAATATATAGCGAGCTCAGCCCTAGGAAGAATGGCTACGTATGGTGGAGCTTCCTTCCTAGCATCAGAACAGGCAGAAAAAACAATAACATCAATGTCTAAAGGCATGATGAGAAATAGCGAGTATGCAAAAACAATCGCCGAAAAACTTGGTAGACCCATTGCAATGGCCGCAACAGAAGAGGGAACGGCGTTATTATCAAAAGAACTTTTAGAAAAAGGTTTTATAGAAACACTTGGTAAAAAAGGCGCAATAAAAGCAGGTACGCAATTGGGTGGAAGAGGCGCATTAGCTGTTGCTTCTCAGTTTGGAATTGCGGCAATACCGGGACTGAATGCAGCCCTTGCCCTGGACTTTGCATATCAGGTTGGAAAACTTGGTGGACTTGCCGTAAAAGGAGCGATTGGCTTTGGAAAAGATGCAATGAAGTCAATGCAGGGTAATATATCTGGTGGATTGTTTGGCACCTATAAAGATAACGAGGTGGCTGCAACGTCAAGAGCCAGGGGAGTAATGGCAATTCAAAACTCGAGACTCAATGCTAGATCACTTCTTGGTTCGGAGGGCGCAATGATGGCTGCGCATTTTGGATAGATATGTTAGCTAAAACAAAAGAGTTTAGAAAACAATTAGAAGCACTTTCTAAAGAGGATCTAATTGAGATTATTCAATCTCAAAACCCAGAATATGTAAAACAAATTAATAGAATTGAATGGGTATTTAAAAATAAATTATCTCACATAAACTGGCAGGATGGTTCGCCAGTATTAGAAAGGCCAATGACAAATAGGGAATTAGCACTTTTGGTAGACGAGCCGTTTGAGGTTGACAACGCACTGTTAAACTCGGGACTTTCTGCAGAAATACAAAGGCAAATACATATAGCAAAAGACCCATGTAGATGGGCAAAATATTTCTTACGGAGTAGAAACAAGAGTTTATCAAACTTTAATATTAAGAGATCCATCACTACGTAAAGTGTTGAGAGCAGGCCGTCGTCTAGGTAAAACCTTTAGTATGGCGATTGCACTACTGCATTATAGTTATACAAACAAAGATGGTCGCTGCCTGGTTATTGCGCCAATGAAAACGCAAGTGGAACTTATATATCAAGAAATAAACAGACTGGCATCAAAAAACGAAATTGTATCTAGTTCTATAATTAGAAAAGTAACCAGTCCTCAATTCATGGTAGAATTTTCTAATGGCTCCACAATCAGATTTTTTACCTCTGGAATGAGGTCTGGTGGTAAATCAGATGTAGCTCGTGGTCAAGAAGCTCACGTCATTGTCTTGGACGAAATGGACTACATGCACACAGATGACCTTGACGCATTGTATGCCATGCTTCAGAAAACAGCAGAGGATCAGCCAGATAAGGTCTTGATTGGCGCCTCTACTCCAACTGGTAGAAGAGAAAGATTTTGGGAGTGGTGCAGGTCGGAAAGATTTAGGGAGTTTTGGTTTCCGTCATACTGTAATCCATTTTTTTCCAAGGAACAAGAAGATGAATTTAGAGAGCAATACTCCGAAACTGGATATAGACATGAAATTGAAGCAGACTGGGGAGAAGACGCAGAAGGTGTTTATCCAAGAAAATTTGTTGATGCTGCTTTTGTGGAGCCGTCTTGGAATTACATACCAGAAATAACCTCAGCTAGATCAATCTACACTATTGGCGTTGACTGGGATAAATACGGAGCAGGAACAAACATAGTTGTGCTTGAGGCATGTCATCAAAATCATGAGGAAGAAAGATTTAGAAACAAGATAAGAATAGCTTACAGGGAGGAAATTGAAAAGTCAGAATATACTTTGACAAACGCTGTTAATAGAATTGTACAATTGAATGATTCTTTTCAACCAAAACACATCTATGTTGACAGGGGATATGGTGAAGTTCAGGTCGAACTGCTCAGAAAATATGGAACTGAAAATCCTAAATCCAATTTGAGAGATAGGGTAAAAGGAATAGGATTTGGCGAACTAATAGAAATTAAAGATCCATACACAAAACTGCCTGTTAAAAAAGAAATAAAGCCATATATGGTTGATAATTTAACTCAGCATTTTGAAAAATCTCTTTTATTGTTTCCAGCAGCAGACGAAGAGCTCTACATGCAAATCATATCCTATGTTGTTGTTAGAACCACTCAAACTGGCAGACCGGTGTTTGAGGCTGGTGGATCGGCCGTTGATCACGCACACGATGCCCTAATGCTGGCACTTTTGGCTATAACTGAAAATTATGGAGAATTTGGTAAAGGCGAAGTAGCAACCAATGTTGAGTCTTTTTCAAACACATTTTTTATGCCCAAAAACCAAGACAAAAAAAACGATGATTATAACAACAAAGAATCTGGTATAATATTAAATATAGATAGAACGGCTAAGTTAAAGCCAAAATTTGGAAAAAGAAATAGCAAAAAAGTATCAAGGAAAATGTTTTAAAAATGTCAAATTTGGAATCGGTGTACGAAGACTACAAAATGCAGGAATCTTCCTCATTGTCGCACGCTGACGACAGTCCCTCCTCTAGGGCAACAAGAAATCTTATGTCGAATTACCTTGGTGGTGTTCGGTAGTGATCAAACTTACAATATAGGCATTGAAATCGTTAGATCTGAAGCGGAAGCCGCAACAACGCAACTAGGGCAATTTCTAAATATATTAGAAACATATTTGAAAAAAGTTAGCGTAAATCCAAAATCCAATTCTGCACTAGAACAGTGTCACAACTACATGTGGGAACAGATAAATGATCTTCCAATAAATTTTCCTCAAATATACGTAGATCAATATTACGGACCTTTAAAATATCCTATTCCGCCGTATATCTGTTTTGAGCAGTACATGTTCGCCGAAAGGGGTAATGCTAGAGGGTATAAGAAATTTACCAAAGAATACAATGATGTAATATCAACTTCAACATTTGGTCACCTGTATGATTACAGGGAAATAATAAAGTGCCTAATGAATGAAGCAGAATTGATTAAAAATTCATTATCTACAGATTTTGGAGAAAAATATGAAGATGAATCACAACAACAAATCGCATCGTACTATTTTTACTGGTACAAGATGGCGATGCACTATCAGAAACTTTTCGCAGAGAACCTCCCGTCATCACCAACAGGCTTACCAGAAGCCGAAGTGGATAAAGCAACTCAAAAACAAGCAATCCAATTTCAAGCACTTTTTTCGATCAAAGTAGACTCGCTGACAACATTGATCGATTCGCAACTTGAATCTCTCTACTCGGATTTGATTACAAATTGTGATGTTTTTTACAAAAATTTTTTAACACCCTCTCTAAGATTTAAAACAAAAGTTATTTCTGAACTCTCAACTAATCTTAGAACATCCAGAATGATATCAGAGTTTCCAATCCTATCTGAAGAAGCAGTTTCGGGTGTTCTAATAGGGGAAGGAAACTTTAAGTCTTTAATGACAGATTTATTAGAAAGAAGAAATAACACTACATCAAAAATAGATAATCTCTATCAAAATATTTTAAGAAGAAGGAAATATGTTAATTACATATCTCAGTTAGAAAATAAGGGCATAAAAAAAACAAACGTTTATACAGAAAAAGGCGATTCGCTCTATGAGCTTCTTTTAGAAAGCATTGAACACGAGGATAATTCAAAGAACGTAAAATCAAGCCATTCCCTATTGGATGATCTTGGCCAGGACAGTCATCCGCAGTACTTAATGAAATCTGGACGGAATCTTGAGTGGAGATATATTTTTAGGCGAACAGGCATCCATAGATGGCATAAAGATAGCAACACACAGACATGATGGGTCGGATGGGTCTGTGAGAATAAAATCTTCTGACGTTGACTATGAAAGTGTGAGAGAAGAATTTGTGATTAGTAAACAAGATCTAGAAAAAATAACGATAAGGGTTGAATCAATTCATCCAGACATACTTACTGGCGGTACTCCAGTGGCTGATGTTAACTTAGTAATAGAGTATCCAGAAGAATTCAAAGATGCTTATGCGTTTGAAATATTGTACACGGAAATATGATGTTGGCATGAATAATTTAACATGGTTTAAATATTATCCTCATGAAACAAATCTGCAACTCATACCTTTTATTTCATTCAAAACTCCGCTGCTTAGAAGGCAAATAAATCTTAAGGTTCCTTTTGAAAATGTAAAGAAAGACGAATGGATTTTTGTAGATATTAAAAATCTAGAAATAAATAAAATATATGATCAATCATACGCACCAAACTATGAAGATCATTCGTATGTTGTAGTCTATCAATCAAAAAGAAATCGGTGACGATGCAATTTATAAAGAAGATAAACCAATATTAACAAAAACATTAATTTTCTCAGATAAACTCTATTTTCAGGCTGCGGAAGATCATCCAATGAATGAGGATTTAAATGGAGTATATTATTTGTATTATCAAACTAAAAATATCAAATATTTATATAAACAAGATTTGTCTAGTAGTCAATGCGTTTACATGATGAAATCAGAAGAAGATATAGATTCTTACAAATCTCAAAGTTCTAATAATTTTTTATACAATGCGCTTGAGTCAGAGATTGATTTTTTTTCAGGCAGATCTAAAAATACAACAAGCGCGTACTATAGAATTTCATTTTTTCATGATGGATTAGACTGGAAGGATTCTATTTCTCAAAAAACTGGTGCAAAAGCCGTTATTAATTTTAGCGGTCCTCGGATTCATTCTGTATGGTCTAAAACGGTCCTTCTTTCGGAAAAATAAAATTAAGATTAAGTTCATTAAGAGAAAAAATTGGAGACATTGAAAAAGTTATTTTTGATAATGTAATTGTTGACTGTTATGATGTAAGCCAATCGATGAGTCAATTGCATGTATTTTTACCAGAATCTCTTGAATCTGAGAAGATTGACTATGTTCTGGAAGTAGAATCTTTAGCAGAAAAAAACGAAAAGTCTAACTCAAACCAAATACAGATAGAAGAACTGCATTTTGAAAAAAACATGAGATTAAGTATAGGAATTCAAGAAATAAACAAAGAACTTTCTTTTAGCTCAACTGGATTGGTAAAGTAATGCCAACGATAAGAAAAACAATAAAGTCTCTAAAGCCACGGTAAAGAATATTTAATAACAACAAATCCAAGAAATATGGATGTAAATGCATCGATAGCATCTGCGGGTTTGTTGAGACTGGTGGTTCCAAGAGATTTGACTCATCCACATGAGTTGGGAAATTTGGTGATCGTAGGAAATTACAAGTCCATTATGATCAGTTTTAACCCCTCAAATGATTCAGACTTAAGTGGATATCTATACGAGGTTTTTTTACCGGAAAGCATTGCTCAACAGGGATCTAGTTACACCCCAATAGGTGAACCGTTTCTTTCTGGTTTTTCTTCGGCAAATGTGATTGCTCTTGACGTTCCACAAAATTCAACAAGTATTTCTCAGGTAAATTCAAATACTGGTCAGGTTACGGAACAAACGGAGGAAAAAATATATTTTGCCAGAGTAAGAAGCATAGATACTAGCAACAATCTTTCCTTATGGACTTCGATAGTAGCCTCTAGTGCAACCACCCTAATCGACTCTGCTCATATCAGAAATCTTACTGCAAGTAAGATAACAGCAGGAACCATAGGCGCTCACACCATCACAATGGCTGGCGCAACGTCAATAATAAAATCATCAAACTTCGACGGAACCCACGTTGGAAATGGTAGCTATTCAAATGCCACAACGGGATGGTTGATAAACGGTCAGGGAAGAGCGTATTTTTATGACGCAACAATAGTTGGATCCATTGATATTGGTGGATTTGATTCTGGTTCATTTCACGTTGACATTGACGGAAATATGTGGCTTGGTGCGGGGGTATTTGCTGATGGAACGTTTAGAGTCACAAAAGAAGGAGACGCTTACGCTAACAGTTTGACTACAAACAATTTAGATCTCCAAGGTAGTACTGAATTAAGTAATGATGGAAAAATATTTTTGGGAGCTGGAAATTATAATAATGATGATACTCCATTTTATGTAGACAGTGATTCTCTATTTTCTCTTGGAACAAAACTAACATGGAACGGAACTACATTAACCGTTAGGGGTAATTTAAAACTTGCTGATGGTACAGATGCAATAAATCAAGATGACGCAGATGACGCAGCGGAAGAAGCAGTAAATGAATTTGAAAATGCAATTTATCAAGATGGATTTATCGGTGGTTTAACAATTAACTCTACTCAAATGTATTATGGCGCAGGAAATTTTGGTAATTCAAATACAGCTTTTTATGTTGCAAAAAATGCAGGTTCTGGTCAAGCCGATTTTTCGCTTGGCAATAAATTATCTTGGGATGGCACAACCCTCGCCATAACCGGAAGCGTAACAGCAAACACTGGCAAAATTGGATCCTGGGAAATAGATGAAGGTGGAAGGTTAGTTTCAGACGCAGACAATGAAGATCCTCAAGTTATATTGTCTCCAACAGAAAATGGTGGAACTGGAGCAATAAAATTGGGAGATATTCTTATAGGTAATAACGACCTGGTTACTGGATCAGCTGAAGTAACTTCAGATTCAGAAGCTGTTTACTACTCTGGAGCTAGCCAAGCTTATGGATTGGGAGATCCAGGTTATTCATTTGCTTTTGTGTACAGGGCTTCTCAGGGTAAGTTATATGCCATAATATACGGCGCAAATGGGGTAGAAAAAGAGTACTGCATTACAGAATGTGGAACATCCATTGGAACAAGCTCTACCTCTACCTCTACCACCACCACTAATACACCA